CAGAATGTTTCACCGAATACTCATATTCCGCATACAGTCGTGCACAGTAAAGTTAAAGAAAGCGGAGAAGCAGAATCCGTGATTAAACCTATGCACAGTCTAGCTGATGAACATCTATCGCAATTCAAGCAAGATTCTTTACATGTAGTTCCAGGAAAAGGAACATCAGTTACCATTAAAGGTATCCATGCAAAGACAGGTAAGCCAACAGTTGCTGCTCGTTACACGATTAAATCATCCTCTGGTGCTCATAAGAGCGCAGTAGGGACTTTTAAACTCCAGTAATCCCCTCAACTTTGTAGGGTTATTGCTTGACGAATATTGCAACTTAGGGTATAATAGTAATATGATGCTAGGATTTAAAGACTTTTTAACTGAGGGTGCACCAGCCGAAGAGGGTGCAAAACTTAAACACATTACTCACGCTGAGGATCGTCCACTGTTCCACGGAGCAGACGGATTCAATCATGCGTATAATGCTTTACATGCTGCACACTTTCATACCAAGCAAGGTGCAAATTCAAATAAATTGACCATGAAGTATGATGGTTCACCATCTTTGGTTTATGGACATCATCCAGAGACTGGTAAATTCTTTGTTGCTTCAAAGTCTGCCTTCAATAAAAACCCAAAGTTAAATTATACACCTGAAGATATTGAAAAGAATCATGGACATGCTCCAGGTCTTGTAGAAAAACTTAAAGCAGCATTAGAACACGCACCTAAGATTGCGCCAAAGAAAGGTGTATTTCAAGGTGATGTGATGTTCACTAAACCTGATCTTAAGAAAGAAGGAGATAAAACTTCTTTCACACCAAACACTATTACTTATACTGCAAAAGGTGATAAGGCTGCAGCAATTAACAAATCTAAATTTGGTTTAGTTACTCATACCAAATACGAAGGAACTAACCTAAGCAACATGCGTGCAACTGGTAATGTTTCTGAAAATGATTTTGGTTCTCACCCAGATATCTTTCATCACACTGCCAGTTACGATGCTGCAGGTGCAAAGTACTCTGAACAATCTCAACAGAAAGTGCTTGGTGAATTATCCAAAGCAAAAACTATTCATGAGACTCATGGTGATAAAATGTACAAAGCAATTCACCCAGAGCATAGCGGTGAGTCTGGTCATCTAGCAACTTACATTAATCAAACAGTTCGTACTGGTGAAACACCATCAAGTGATGGATTCAAAGACCATGTGTCAGGACAATTGAAGAAAAAGTTTGATAAGATTAAAACTCCTGCCAAGAAACAAGAGATCATCAATGATGCTGATGCACAATTAAAACATATTGATAAGAACAAAGATCACTACGATAATCTACTAAAGATGCACAGTCATCTTGCCAATGCTAAGAATGAATTAGTCAATAGCCTAGAGTCAAACGAAGGTTCTTATGAGCATGCCATCGGTGGTGTTGCATCTAAGCCAGAAGGTTTTGTTTATAATCATACTCACAATGGTGTGACAGAGCCAACCAAGTTAGTCAATCGTGCAGAGTTTGCTCGTCAAAATCTATTGAAGTCTCGTGGTGAACCAAAGCCAGAAACAGATGGTAGTTTACAAAGAACAGCGAGTGGTTCTCTTAAATCTAAAGTGATGGCATTTGGTCGTATGAATCCTCCAACTGCTGGACATGAGAAACTTGTTCAACATATGCATGACACTGCAAAGAAATATAATGCTGATCATACTCTAGTTCTATCTGGTTCACACGATACTAAAGATGGTAAGAATCCTTTATCTCCAGAACAGAAACTAAAACATGCTAGGAATGCATTCCCTGGAACTAATATTGTAGTTGCAGATAAAGATAAACCAACTTTACTGCATCATGCTTCCGATATGCATAAACAAGGTGTGACTCATCTACACTTTGCAGGTGGATCAGATCGCAAACCAATGGCTGATCTGCTACAAAAATATAATGGTGTCAAGGGTGCTCATGGTTATTATAACTTTAAGAAAATCTCTTTTGAGAATGCTGGTGAACGAGATGAAAAAGCCAAAGGTGTTGCTGGTGTCTCTGGTACTAAACTAAGAGAGTTAGCTGCAGCAGGTAAGAAACAAGAATTTCATTCTCATCTATCCTCACAGATGAAACCTGAACATAAAGATGAATTGTATAATGATCTTAGAAAGGCTATGAAATGAAGAAACTAATTCTAATTTTAGCAGTAGCATTATCAGGTTGTGCAGTAATCTTTCCTAAGCCACATGACCCTGTGATGTTCGGTCAAGCAATTGATGTTAAAGTAGGACTAAGTAAGATAAACTGCGAAGACAAATCCAACTGGCAACCAGTTTTGGATAAAGTAGAAACTCTCAAAGTCTACTCTGCTGAACGAGGTGATCCACAATCCGATGCATTTGAAAAGATGGAAGAAGCATTGAAGAAAGCCAAAGATAGCAAGAGTATTGTATTCTGCGAGAGCATTGTTAAACTTAATAGAACAAGAGTCGATGTAACCCTCGATGCTTGGAAAGGTAGAAAATGAGTATCCTCAATGAATTAAGAGAACAAGCTGGACTAGGTGGTCCAGCAGCATCATTGGCAAACGAAATGCTAGTGATCCACGAGAACTATGCTCAAGGGCAATTAACCTCTGAAGAGTACGCATTCCTTCTACAAGAGATCGCTGATATTCGTGCACAGCAGGAACTAGCCTCAGACGAGATCGCCATGCGTTGGGTCGTTGCTGCAGCACAGGGCTTACTATCTGTAATGTAAGGATACAAACTCCTAAATAATATGTACTACTTTATAGATGGATCGTATGAAAGATTATAGACAACTAATCAAAGAATTACCGTCAACAACCTTAGTTTGTGCATTCGGAGATTTCGATCCTCCAACTAGCGCACATGAATTAATGGTTAAGACTGTCAATAGACTGTCAGAGCAAAAGAATACTGACCATGTCATCTACGCATCCACTAAAGATAGCCTAATTCAAGAAGAGAAGAAGGAACAATACCTCAAGTTAATGTTCCCTAAGACTAATTTCAAATCTGTAAATGAGTCTAAGATTAATAACCTTCTAGAAGATTTAGGCAAGAAATACAAGAAGATTGTAATAGTTACTGGAAGCGAACAAGTCGATAAACTAAAGAAACTTGTTAAAGAAAACACCTCCATTCAAATTATTCCAATCACGGAAAAGAATCCTGATGCCAACTTTGCTAAAATGAAGCAGTTGGCAACCAAAGGATTGTACGAAGAATTTAAAAAAAAGTTGCCAAGCAACATTCGTGAACTTGATGGTCGTCGTCTAATGAACGATGTGCGCATGGGTCTAGGTTTAGACCCAGTTAAAGAACAGTTACTATTAGTTAAAGATAAACTCCGTGAGCAATACTTTCGTGGAGAGATTTTTAATGAAGGTGACATTGTAGAATCAAATGGTGATTTGTTTACAATTGTTAAGCGTGGATCAAATCATCTACTATTAAAAGAACAGTCAGGAAATCTTGTTTCCAAATGGATTCAAGATGTTAAACCTACGGAAGAAAAACAAATGAACGAAGGTGTTATACAACAAAACGGCACGGATAAATTAGAACCATCTACTTCAGATACTGGTGCTAAACAAGACATCACGAAGCCAACTGGTAAGACTAAAGGTTTCTTGACATTCTACAATTACAATACAAAAGATCCTGTTAAAGAAGAAGCAGATCCTGAAGCCAAAGAAAGAGTTAAAGCACAGTTGGCTCTTAAACACGCTAAAGAAAAAGAAACTCTTGCTGCTAAGCATACGCAAGAAAAAGAAAACATTAATGAATTGTCAACTGACCTACTAGCAAGATATAAAACTGGTGCTGCAGCATCTGCCAAAGCAGCTGATGCTTCTGGCAACTATGCCAAAGGTGACAAACGATTTAAAGGTATCAACAAAGCCACTACCAAACAATTCGATAATGATCTAAAGAAACATGGTCAATACAAAGAAGAATTAGAAGAGAATCATATCGTTCATGTGGATGATGGTAGCAAGTATGGCGAACAACCTCATGATAAAGATGTTGAGCATGTAATGTCTGGTGTTAACACACATGGTGGTGAATTCGATGGACATTCAGATAAAGGTGCTTTCTTCAAATTCAAATCGCACAGTGATGCTAAGAACTTTGTAGATCATGTTAAAAGATCCCCGCATAAAACTGTTGGTGCAGATCTACATGAAGAAACTAAAAAGAAAGAAGTTTGTCCAGAGTGTGGTGAACCTAAATGCGAATGTGATGTTGGTACAGATAAAACTTCTTACAATCAACCATTCGATCCATTCTTCAAAGAAGATTTTACTGATGAAGAAATTGAAGAAATGGTAAACTCTGTCACTGATGAAGACATCGAAGATCTCTACGAAGAAGACGAAGTTGTTTTGGTCTATGATGACGATGGTGAAGAAATTCCA